CCAAGAGCCGACGATATAGACATTCTATATGGTAAGGTTTTCAAGAGTTCTGAGGGGCAGAAGGTTTTAAGCCATTTGCGCAACATTACGATTGAGCAACCGACTTGGCACCCTGGAGAAGATGCGAGCTTTGGATATGCCAGGACAGGAATGGCAGAGCTTGTTCGTATGATTGAAAAAAGAATAGGAAGGTCAAACAATGGCTGAAGAAGCGGCAGCAGTAGAAGCGGATGCAGATGCACCGATGATTAACGTGGCAGAACCGGAGGCACCTCAAGAGGATGCGCCTATTCCGGTTCACGAACAGCCACAGGAGGAGATGCAGTCATCTGATGATGACGATGGGCCACTAGAGCGCCCTGAGTATTACCCTGCAAAGTTTTGGGATGAGGATGGCCCTGATGTTGAGAAGCTGGCGAAAAGCTATGCAGAGCTGGAAAAAAAGTTTAAGTCAGGCAAGCATAAAGCACCGGAGCAGTATGATATATCTTCACTTGCGGATCAAGGTTTGGACTCTGATGATCCGACTGTCGCCGTATATCAGGATTGGGCTAAGGAAAACGGGATTAGCCAGGATGCTTTCGAGGATCTTGCCGGTCGCGTCTTATCTATGGCAAAGGATGAGCAAGAGAGTGTTGAATACGATCAACGCGCTGAGATGGAGAAGCTAGGCTCTAACGCCTCTGAAAAGATCCAGATGACTGAGCGCATCCTAATGAAAGCGCCGCTCAATAACTCGGAACGTGAGGCGATAGCGTATTCTTTAAACAATGCTGATTCAATCAATGCGTTTTTAAAATACCATCAAGCGCTTACGAATGAGAATATTCCGATCAAACCGGTAGTGGAGCAGCAAGACTTCACCAGGGAAGATCTTGAGTCAGCAATCGCAGATCCTCGATGGAAAACAGATGCAGCCTGGCGCACGAAAATGGAGCGTCAATGGTTCCAATCTCAGCAAAGAGCGTAAACTCTTGCAATAACTATCGCTTGCGTGTATTTTGGCCGTAACGGCTAACCGCGCACCGGCCCGTTAGATGTAGTATTCTACTGGTTGGCGCGACCATAACGCGCAAGCGACCGCCCGAACCTCGGATAACGGAAGCGTTTAATAGAAACGCAAAAGGAGGTTTTTGCAAATGGCGATTAACGTCTCATCCGCGTTTGTTGATCTTTTCGATTCTGAGGTCAAGCAAGCGTATCAAGCGGAATCTGTGCTTCGCGGCACAATGCGCACTCGTTCCGGTGTAGCCGGTAATACTGTTAAGTTCCCAACAATCGGTAAAGGCGTGGCAACTATCCGCGTACCGCAAACTGATGTTACCCCACTTAACGTAACATATGGTCAAGTAACTGCAACGATGGAAGATTACATCGCGGCAGAATACTCAGACATCTTCCAGCAATCTCACATCAACTTTGATGAGCGCTCTGAGCTGGTTCAAGTCGTATCTAAATCTATCGCTCGTCGCATGGATCAGATTATGATAGATGCTCTGAATGCGGCCACTGGCACATCAACCGTCGCAACGACTGTTGGCGGCGCTGGTACAAACATGAACATTGAAAAGCTCCGCGCTACTGCGAAAGCATTGAATGAGAAGAACGTGCCTTCTGAGGGCCGTAATCTTCTTATGCATGCTTCACAGTTGGATGCTATGCTCGGTGAAACTGAAATCACTAGCCAAGACTTTGCTGCTGTAAAGGCTTTGGTACAAGGTGAGGTCAATACATTCATGGGCTTCAATATCCTGACAATGGGTGATCGTGATGAGGGTGGTATTCCTAAGCCTTCTACTCGCACCTGTTTTGCCTGGCACAAAGATTCAATGGGTTACGCCGAGTCAATGGCGCAAAAAACCGAAGTCAACTATGTCCCAGAAAAGACATCGTTCTTGGTTAGCTCTATGTTCTCCGCTGGCTCCGTTGCTATCGACGGTGAAGGCATTGTCAAAATTTCTTGTACTGAATAAGGAGAATAAGACATGGCATTCGCAACAGCAAACTGGGCAACAGTTGCCGCCTCTAAGAGCGGCAATGCCCCTGCAATCTATAGCTATAAATCTTCTGGCGATAACAAAGCTGCTATCGCTGCATCTGGCTATTTTAACTCAGTGGAAGCTCTTATCACTACTGGTGATTGGATCTACACATATGGAAGCGATGGCGGTCAAACGCTTGTAGCAACCAACACATCAGGCGTTATCACAACGGCTGTAATCTAAAGAAAGAGAGGGCTGGATCTAACCGGCCCTCTCCACCCTTTACGGAGAACGATTATGGCCGCTGGTGATACCTCACTTTCAATCTGCTCAGATGCTTTGATCCTGTTGGGCGCAGCGCCTATATCTTCGTTTACAGAGGGTAGTGACGCCGCTCAGGCTTGTGACAGACTTTACCCAGACTTGAGAGATACTATTCTATCAAATTATCTCTGGTCTTGGAGCGTTAAAAAAGAGCAGCTTGCAAGGCTCTCAACTGCTCCTATTGATGAATGGAAATATTCTTATCAGATGCCTGGAGATATGCTCTCTGGTGTTATTGCGTTGTTTCAAAGTTCAGGTGTCGGTCAGCTTCCAGTTAGGTATGGCTGGGAGGTCTATGGGGATCAGGTGTTTACGAATTTTGAAAAAGTTTTCATCGATTATCAGGGAACTGTAGATGAAAGCAAAATGCCAGCTTATTTTGTTGAGTTGCTAACGTATGCTCTTGCTTCTAAGCTTGCTTTTGTAATTACAGACCAGATATCAAAGGCTGAATACTTTAGGGGTGAGGCTTATGGCTCTCCCGCTGATTCTGGCCGTGGGGGTCGAATGAGAGTTGCAATGAATATTGACGGGCGTGGAAAGCCGCCGCAAATCATTGAGGACTATTCGTTAATAGATGTGAGATACTAAAATGCGGATTGTTCAGTTCCAAACCAATTTCTCGGTTGGCGAGCTTGATCCGCTTATTCGCGCTCGTACTGACTTGCAGCAATATCAAAATGCCCTGGAGGAAGCGACGAATGTAATCATCCAGCCTCAAGGTGGATTTAAGCGCCGTGATGGTCTTGAGTTCGTTTATGACTTTGGTGATGCTTTTACAGATTTTAAAATTATCCCTTTTGAGTTCAGTGTGAATGACAGCTATCTTTTAGTTTTTGTCAATCAGCGGATTTATGTGTTCAAGGCTGGCGTTCTGCAAACAAACATTAATGCCTCTGGCAATAACTATATCACAGCCACAGATATAACGACTGCCATGCTCGATGAGATTAATTACACGCAAGCGGTTGATACGCTAATTCTCTGCCATGAAGATCTGCAAACTAAGCGTTTGGTTAGAAATGGAGATACATCTTGGACGTTAGAGAACTTGCCTCTAACTAATCTTCCTCAATATGCTTATGCATTTGATACGCATCAGCCTAATTTTACAATTACTCCAAGCGCATCCACTGGTAATATTACTATTACTGCTTCTTCGGTAACAACTGATACTGGCACGGCACAAGCTGGTGGCGCTGAAACAATTACACTAAAGTCCTCATCATCATATACATCTGACGATCAGCCAAACGGAATGTTCATAACTTTGACATCTGGCACTGGCTCTGGTCAAACTCGTCATGTTGAGGATTATGTTGCCTCTACAAAAGTTCTTACTGTTTATCCAGCATGGGATACAGCACCCGATAATACAACTGGCTATAAAGTTGAGGCATTTGCGCCTTCTGCCGTTGGGGAATACGCTCAGGTTGTTAGCACTTTTGGTCGCGCCCGATATGTAGAGTTTGTTTCTGCTACGGAGATGAAGGCTGTCGTTGAGGTCAACTTCTTTGACACTAGCGCGGTTGTTGCTGGCGATTGGGAAAGCGAGCATGGATATGAGGATGTGTGGTCTAACACTAGGGGCTGGCCTAAGTCTGCTGCATTCCATGAAAGCCGTTTATATTTTGGTGGATCTAAGTCACGACCAAATACGGTATGGGGTTCTGGGGTTATTAACTACTTTGATTTTAACCCTGGTACTGGTCTTGATGATGAGGCTGTAGAGGCAACGATCAACACAAACCAGCTAAACACGATTGTTAATTTGTTTTCAGGCAATGATTTTCGTATCTTTACAACCGGCGGTGAGTTTGTGGTTCTTCAAACCAGTAATGAGCCAATCACGCCCTCAACTTTTTTTGTTCGCCCGCAAACGCGGCTGGGCACAAAGGCTGGCATTCCGATTGAAGATCTTAACGGTGCGTCTGTGTTTATTCAGCGCCAAGGTAAATCTATCAATGCGTTTCAATTTGGCGATACGACCGCATCATACCAGATCCAGAATATCTCAGCTCTCAGCTCTCATTTGCTAAAAAATCCTGTTGATATGGCGGCGCGTCGAGCGGCATCAACTGATGAGTCAGACCGTTTGTTTGTGGTAAATGGCACAGATGGATCAATGGCGGTGTATTCCATCCTGGTTGGTCAAAACGTAATCGCGCCTAGTCGATTTACAACTGATGGTGAGTTTATTGCCATAGGCGTAGAGATTGCTGATGTTTATGTAATTGTAAAACGCACCCTTCCTCAAGACAATACTGTTAAATATATGCTTGAGAAGTTTGATCCTGATATCACTTTAGACAGCGCTATTAGTCGCACTAATATTACTCCAGGCTCACCAGCTAATTCTATTAATATGGATCATTTAAGGGATATTGGTCATGGCGCTGGCAAAACTGTTTCGATTGTTCGTGATGGTATTGTAGAGCCGGATCAGGTTGTGCCGCAAAATGCAGCAACAATTACCTTTGCTTCACCAGCAACGTCGAGCTTTCAGGTTGGGCTTGATTATACTGTCACTGCTCGCACAATGCCTGCCGAGCCGGTTCTGTCTTCTGGATCTGTTCAAGGATTTAAGAAAAGAATTGTTCAGGTGGATGCTATTGTAAATGAAACTCAGAACATGACTATTAACGGAAAGCTTATTTCGTTTAGAAATTTTGGTGAAGATGTTTTGGACTCATCTGTCCAACCATTTACGGGAATTAAAACTTCGCACGGAATGCTTGGATATAGTGGCACTGGACAAATAACGATAAGCCAATCTGTGCCTTTGGCCTTGACCGTTTTGGGTCTTGAATATCGTTTAAGTGTGGGGAACTGATATGGCTGTTTTAGCTCCATTAGCATCAGCTGCGGCAAGTGTGGCAACCAGCGGTGGCTTTCAGCTTGCTATGGCAGGGATTTCTGCTGCTAGCCAAATTTCTGCTGGAAATGCTCAAAGAGCACAATATGAGGCGCAAGCCAGGCAAGCGGAGCTTCGTGGCAGGTCTGAAGCTATTGCTTATAAACAAAAGGGCGCTGATGCTCTACGCAATCTAAACGAAACGCTTGCTGCAATTATTGCTCGCGCTGGTGCCGGTGGCGTTGATCCCACATCTGGATCTGCCGCAACGCTGCAAGGCTTCGCAATGGGTGAGGGCGTAAGAGAGTTCAACATTGCTGCTGACAACGCGGTTATGGCTCTCGGCCAAGCAAGCGCACAAGCTGGTATTTACAAGCAAGCGGGTAAGGCTGCGCAGTTAAGCTCTTATGTTGGCGCTGCCGGTACGCTCGGACAGGGCGCATACAGATACGGACAATTAGTATAGGTTAAGACATGGCTATCCTTCCCAGATATCAGCGCATTGGTTTAAAAACCAGACAGCCACAACAGATGGACTTTGCGGCTACGCGCGAGCAGGCAAGGCTTGGCCAGACTATTTCTCAGCAAGTAGATCGTATGTCAGACTTTGCCTTCAAACAGGCCGCTCAAGCGGCAGAACTGCGTGGGCAAGAGCGTGTGCGCGAGGAAGGTGCTTTGCCTACTCTGGAGGCTCTGCGTGAGGCCGGTGGGCCTACTACAATAGCAGAACGTGCTGCATCTGATGCCGCTAATCGGATTGCTGTTGTTGAGATCGAGAGCCTGGCGAAACAGGACATGCAGAACCTTGTTCGTGATGCTGATAAAAGCAATATGTCTATGCCTGCCTTCCAGGCATCTATAGCAGATATCCAAGATGGATATGCGGCTTCTCTGCAAGCAGTTGATCCGGTTGCTGCTGGTGTGCTGTCTGCCCGTCTAGGCGATAGCGCAATGACCTATCAGGGTCGTTATTCTGATATCTCATTTAGAAAAGCTGAAGCTGCTGCAAAAGAGCGCGTAACTCAGATCGTTTCTATTGGCTCTCAGGAAATACTTGATAGTGCAATACAGCCAGGCGCAACAAGAGAAAGCATCGAGGCCGCTGGCGCAAAGCTATTAGAAACTCAGTTAGAGCTTGGCGTAAAGGAAGAAAACGCTCGCAGGGTTGTTGACGCAACGCTCAAGCAAGCTGTTAGGCAAAACCGGTTATATCTGTATGATAATGCATATGGTGTCGCAGGAAAGCGGGAATTGCTGGAGGAGTATGAGAAGAACCCTCTGCCTGGTTATACCTATGAGCAGAATAGATCCTTTATGATCTCGCTAGAAAACAATCTAAAGTCTGAGGTTAATCGGTTGCAGCAGCGATCTTTGGGTGAGTTGAATGACGCTATAGTTGTTCTTGGTGTTACTGGTGAAGCCCCAGAGGATTATTTTTTTAACGAAGATACAATCAATCAGATCTTCCCACCAGAGCAGGCTGCTGCTTACAGAGAAGCATGGGTTGATGCAAATGAGGATGTTCTTATTCGTGGCGCTTTATCAAATATGTCACCGGATCGAGCGGCATCTATTGCAGGTGAGTTATTCGATGAGATCAGCACATCTCCCGATCCCGCTAAGGCTGTCAAAAGGCATGCTGACTGGGTTGAGGCCGTTGCCAATAGAAACGATGCACTTGCAAAAGACTCGGGACTTTTTGTAGCTCAAACAAATGAATCTGCTGCTGGAATGATTGAAAACATTCAAGGCATGATAGCCGATGGAAATATTGGCCTCGCAGCAGAGGGGATTTTAATTCTTAATGATATAACACAAACTCAATTTGATAATTTGGGAACTCCTCAAAATCAACGAAACGTTATGCCAAAAGCCTTTGCCTCTCAAATGGTAAATATCATTCAAGGCATTGAGACTGATGTTGCGCCAGGCGTGTTTACTCAAATTACATCTAATCTTGGAGATGTTGCACCTAAATTTATTGAAGAGCTTAGGGCGCAAGGGTTGCGTCCAGAATATGTGCAAGCGCTATATACTACGGATATAACAATTCAGAAGGAGCTTCTGGATATATCTGGTCGAGATATGGAGCAAATAAAAGTAGGCCTTGAAACAACTGATGTAACTGACACCAGAAAAGGAATTACCATGCTGCTTGCAGATTACCGTGAGGGCTTTCTTGCTGGCGGTGGCGCACAGGCTGAAGAGATCTTTAACGAGCAATATATGGTTATAGAGAAGATGGCTCTTACTAGGGTTAAAGAAGGCTTCGATCCTGCTACTGCCGCTGAGACTGCTGTCGCTGACATCATAGCAGAGTTTGATCAAGTGGTCCTTAATAGGCAGGGTAAGTATGTAATTCCAAAACAATTTGACGCTCAGGTAATAGAGTCAAATGCGTCTATGTTTCTTAATGAAGATATATTAAGAACGCTCAACATAGAGCCATTGGATTCCGCACAATATCCTGGCTTTGTTGATGAGGCAGTTTCTCTTGCCTCTATAGCTTCAACCGGAATGTGGCTGAACAATGGTAGGGGCGATGGCTTGGTGTTGCATTATACAGTGAATGGCACAGAGCTTCCCGTTCTTACTAAAGATGGCTCTGAATATGAGGTTAAGTTCTCAGAAATGTCTCGAATATTAAATGAGATATATGCTCGAACTCCAGAGAGCGCTGAAGCGATGGGATACTTAAAAGAAAGTCAAAGAATAGTTAAGGAGCAAACGGGCGCTGGCAAACCTTTGAAGATAGAAATTGATGAGGCGGCTGGGTTTGAAGCTGAGGCAGAGGCATTTGCTATTGGAGCTAAGACAACAGAATGAGAGCTAGACCGCTCATAACAGAGAATAGGGTTCTCCGCTTAACTGCTGGGGATGATATTCGCGTTTCTCTGGGTCGTGCTGTTACTGAAATGGCCGGTACGCCAATGACCGGCACGTTGATTTCTCGTGCATTCCAGCAAAATCAAGCGGCAACAACGGCACTTACTGACGATCAGCGTGAGCAGTTTGCACAAGCAGAACGTGATCGCCGCAATCTGCAAGCTGCTATTGAGTACGATCTGGACACAACGACAGATCCAGTCCAACGCGAAGAGCTGCTTTCTAAGCTCGATGGTCTGTATCAAGAAAGCCAAGGTCAAAAAGATGCGCTGTTTCAGCAAAGCATCGAAGAGGGTCGGCTATCAACGCCAGAGGATCTTACTGAGCAGTACGGTGATCTTCTGACATTTGATGAGCCTATGACGCAAGAAGAGGCGCGTCTGCTTTATGATGGCAAGAAAGAAGAGGTTATGCGTAATGCTATCATCTCTCGCAGTCCAACAGGGTTCTTGCCTGGCGTTGCCAAGTTTGGTGGCGGCATGCTGGCAATGGCAACAGATCCGGTTGAAGTTGCCACAATGTTTATTCCTTTCGTTGGTCAGGCTGGAAGGGCCGCGTCTGTAGCAAGGTTTGGCCGCGTAGGTGGCAGAGCAAGGGTCGGAGCCATAGAGGGCACTGCCGGTGCTTTGCTTACTGAGCCGCTATATTATGGCCTCTCAAGAGATCAGCAGCTTGACTACACAATGGGCGAGGCGTTGCTGAATGTAGGCGCTGGGCTGTTCCTTGGTGGAGCTATCGGCACTGTAGGCGGGATGCTTGCTCGAGCTGATGTGGATGCTGAGGCTGTGGTCAGAGCTTCTGAGCCAGAAGTTCCTGTTCGTACTGATGCTGTGCCTATTGAGCTTCCCCCGCGTATGACTGAGGCCGAAGCAATGGCTAAGGCTGATCGTGTTGTAAAGCAAACTCGTGAGATGTACGGCGTTACCGGCGGTCGCGTTACATACGAAACTGCGGTTCGTCAGTTCGTAACAGATCAAGGCATCAATGTTGCAATGGTTTTGCCAAAGGCTGTTGCTCGTCCACAAACTCTCAGCGAGTACATTCGCGCTCGTGGCGGCATAAACGATCAAGATCCTACGTTTAGGGGTGAGCTAAAGAACCTTGGTATTGAGGGCCGCGCTGGGTACATCAACAGCAAAGGCAACATGGTCAATGGCATCAGCAACACAAAGACTGATACCAATCTTGATGATGCGGCTGAGATGGCATTTGAAGCTGGGTTCCTACCGGAGAGAAGCACGAATGCACTGATCGATGCGCTGTCTGAAGAAAGCAGAGGTAACTTTACTTTTGCCAGGCAGGACATGGAGGGGGCTGATGCGTGGAGAACATACAGCGCATCTAAGGATGATTTCGAGGCAGAGCTTTCTCGTCGCGCAGATATACGCGCAGATCTTGAAACCTTAGGCGCTCGTGATATTACTGACGAAGAGATTGCACTTGTTTCTGAGGAAATGTCACGAAACAATATAGATGCAATGCAAGCATTTGAGGGCGTCACTGGTCGGATACTAGATACGCAAGCAGAAATGTCTGCGCGTCATGGCCTTAATATTGAGGGCGATCCCCTTGCTGATCTTGAAGCCGCTGCACGTTTTGATCGTGTTGGTGATGACATTGAACTTGATGAGCCAATCGCGCAAGAAGAGGCAATCATTGCTCAGATGCGTGAAGATGGTGAGCTTACACCGGATCAGATCAAGCAGCTCGATGAGATAGAACAGATAGATGCTCAGGCCCAAGCGTATGTTGAGGTCACTGAAGCCGTAACCGTTTGCGTGGCGAGGTCATAATGGCAGATTGTTTAAAGATTGCTGATGAAGCCAACAAGGGCCGGTTGAGTGATGATGGGCTTGATGAGATCCTGACAGAGCTAAATGCTGAAAAGAAGGCTCGGCAAGCTGCTGGCGCATTGGATCAGATCGAATCCGCTATCTTCGAGCGCGGGTTATTGATTGCGAAAGAGGCAGAGATTGCCAAGAAGATCGAAAAGCGCAATCGGTATATGAATATTCTCAAAGAGCAGAAGTTAATGGC